ATGGTCTTGAAGGTGTCGTCGATCACGAGCTGGATGCTGCTCCAGTCATGCCGAAGGCCGTTGATCAGGGGGTAGTCAGGAAGGGCCATCGGATGCCTCTCAGGTCGTCACGACGAGGTTGGGGTTGACGAAGCCGATGTCGGCCTCAATGTCCTTGGCGTAGCCGAGGACGCCGATCCGCAGCAGCACCTTGATCTCACCCGTCGAGACGAGGTTGATCGTGCGGTCGGTGGTGGCCGAGACCGAGGAGGCGTAGCCGGGCTGCCGCAGCGAGCCGGCGAGCGAGGCGGTCACGGTGGCGTCGATGCTCGCGGCCTCCGTCTCGTCGAGGGTGCCGTTCGCGTTGGTGAGCAGCGAGGCGTTGAGGTACTGGAGCAGCGCCGCACGCCCGATGGTGCAACCCACGTCCATGACCTGGCGGTACTGGATCAGGTTGAAGTCAGAGCCCGCGGGCGCCATGATTCGCGGGTTGTTGACGTAGGCGCCGGTGAGGCCGACATGGGTACGCAGTGTCAAGAACCCCGCGACGTCGAGGCCCGGCGTCAGGCGCTCGTCGCGCGCCAGGCTCTGCACCGCCGGCAGCGGCCCAGCGTTGACCTGGCCGAGGTCCTGCGCGATGGTGAAGGCCAGCGCCCGCGCTGCCGCAGGCCACGCGGCGCCGCGGCTGAACGTCTGCCCGGACAGCACCGAGGTCAGGGTGCAGAAGCCCGCGGCGACCGAGACGCGCTTGCTGCTGAAGGCCGAGAAGCCGGCGATGATGTTCGCGTCGGTGTCCGAGGCGCACTGGATCAGCCCCCAGGCGTAGCGGTAGGCGGTCTGCTGCGCGGTCAGGAAGGTGTCGAGCGTCGAGGCCATCGTCGCGCTGTTGGCGACGCTGCTGGCCTCGCCGACGACGAACACGAAGCGCCAGGTCTTGGCGCTGGCGCCGAGCGCGGTGAGCGCCGTATTCAGGTTCGTGTTGGTGTACGACGGCGCGACGCAGGTGGCCGAGTAGACGTCACCTGCGACGTACGTGCCCGCCGCGAAGAGGAAGGTGAGGCCCGTTGTCGCGGCGTAGGTGGCGACGCTCGCCGCGGTGACGATCTCGTCGCCGTACGTCGGGCCGTCCGGGTTGTCGCCGTCGAAGGCCACGCGGAAGCGTGCTGTGGTGACGGTGCCGCCGAGGGTGATCTTGATGCGGAGCGCGTAACTGTCCTTGGGCGTACCCGAGGACGTGGCGCCCGGGTCGACGCCGGTGCCGGTAAGCGTCCACGAGCCGACGCTGCCGGCCGTGCCTTGCGTCACGGGGACGACGACAACGGGCTTGCCGGAGACGGCCAGCATCAGCGCCGCGGCCTCGACGGCAGGGCCGCCGGTGGGGCCCGAGCCGAGGGTCGTGAGCAGGGTCTGGAGGTCGGTGAACTCGTAGGCCGTGTTGGGCGTGCCGCCGGTGCAGACGCCGACGACGGCGGCTCGTTCGGTGCCGACGCCGATGGCAGAGCCGAGGGCGTTGTCACGGATCGTGACGGTGACGTCGGGGAGGTTCGGGATGGGGGGCATTTAGCGGATCTCTCCGTGCTGGGCCGCGTGCAGGGCGGCGTCGTACTCGGCTTCGGTCAGCAGCAGCCCGAGGCACCATCGCTGCCCGATGAAGGCCGCTTTGTGCGCCCAGGCGGGCGGGTTCTTGCGCCGCTGCCACTCCTCGACGGGGAGCGACTCGGGCGCGGTCTGGTGGGCAGGATCGGGCATGGGAGGCTCCGGTCAGGGTGGGTAGGGGACGTCGACCTCGACGTCGCCGTCGGGGAACTGGATCTCGCTCTTCTGGAGCACCGCATCGACGTCGGCGGCCGTCGCCGCCTGGCCCATGGGCAGGGCAAGGATCGGCTGTCGGAAGGCGACGCGCAGCACGTAGACCTCGCCGTAGGCGGACCAGCCGCTCTCGTTCTCCGAGAGGTAGCCGGCGCCCAGGTGCTCGTAGGCGCCGTAGCAGAGCCGGTGGATCGAACTGCTGAGGTCGTGTCCGAGCCGCTCGGTGTCGTTGAAGGTGGCCGCTGCGGCGTGGATCTCGACGGGCGCGATGCGCGTGCGGAAGGCCGTGGGGCGGTGCCCCGGGCGCTGCCCTACGAAGTCGGGCGCCTCGAAGGACTCCTCGCCGGGGCGAGGCGGGATGAACACGACGCGCGGCAGGGCATCCTCGTTGTTGGCGAGGTACTTCGAGCCGACGCGCGAGGCGAGCGACGACCAGCCGCGCGCCTGCAGGTCGGCGACGATGGCGTCGAAGATGTCGCTGAGGGTGCTCACGTGCTGCCGAAGAAGAGGGCAATGGCCTCGGCGGCAGCCTCGTCGATGCGGGCCTGCCAGGGAGGCGGCAAGGGGGCGTTTTCGTCGGGGAGGAAGGGGCGCGCGGGGATGGTGACGCGCTTACCGAAGAAGCCCTTGGCGGGCGTCCCCAGCGAGCGCGCACGCTTGGCCGTCACCGTCGCCCCGAACTGGTGGACGGGCGCGTAGACCACGCCCGTGCCGACCGTGAAGCCGCGTCCGGTGGGCTTGGCCACGACGGACGAGGCGAGCCGCCCGGTATCGCGCAGCGGCTGCCCGCCACGCGTCACGGCAGGCCAGGCCTGGCCGCTCGGAGAGACCCCGCGCTGGAAGCCCTCGCCCACCAGGAGCTGCGCCTCGGCGGCACACTGGGTGGTGATGCGCTTGGCTCCCTCGGTCCCGAGGCGGGCGAGCTGGCGCCGGAGCTTGGCGAGCTCGGCGTGGTCTCCGGTGACAGGCATGGGCGGGGTCAGCGGATCGGGAGGCCGTCCCAGTTGCGAGGCGTGGCCGAGGCGACGCGCGGGGAGCGACTGGGCAGGGGGCCTCCGTCGGAGGCCAGGGTGATCTCGCGCCGTGCGACCTTGGTGAGCCAGGCGAGGGCCGCGTCGCGGTTGATCTTGAAGAGGTCGTTTGACCCGGCTTCCACGTTGAGGCCGCGGAAGCTCATGATCTGCCAGGCAGCAAGCCAGCAGACGTGGCGCACAAGCGCCGGGTCGTACGGGGCGACCAGGGGCACCGTCGCCTGGTCGGGGATGTAGTTGAAGGCCTCGGCGGAGGCGTCGAGCAGGGCCTGCTCTTGCACCGCGGCAGAGACCGAGGCGAGCGCCCCCGCGGGCACGTACTTGGCCAGGTCGGCCGTGGTGGCGTAGACGGGGGCGCTCATGGCTCAGTTCTTCCGGCGGGCAGCGGGGGGCTGCTGGGAGACCTCGGCCGCCTTGCGACGGGCCAGGGCGGCTTCCAGGGCCTCGGTCGGGATGGCGGCCAGCTCGAGGTCTTGCTGCGCGGTCACGGGGCCGTTGTGGTGCGCGGCGGCCTCCTCGGCGGACAGCTCGCGGACCACCAGGCAGGTGATCTCCTTGTCTCGCTTGCACTCCTCGACGGCTGACGCGGGGAGCACCACCTCCTGCTCGTTGTCGGTCCAGTAGACTGACCGGGTGTCAGGCTCCATGGGTTTGCCCTCGGCGATGACGCCGCAGAACTTGCCCCGCTTGGGGCCACGGCCGCGGACGAGGAAGTACCGCTCGCCTTCGCGAACGGGCGTATGCGAGTCAAGCGCTTGCATCGACATCAGGCGGAGGCCTTTGCGGCGAGGAACCAGAGCGCGTAGCCGGCGGCACCGCGCATGTCGACGCCCCAGGTGAACTCCTTGCGGGAGAACACGCTCTCGTCGCTCGGGTTGAACTGCGCCACGACAATGGGCTCCTGGCGGCGCTGGTAGATGATCGGCTTGATGGGCTTCGAGGTATCGAACAGGTACCAGGTGCCCTCCTCGCCCGCGAGGTCGGGGGCGACGACGAGCCGGGCCGAGCCCTTGAAGGGGTTCGTGTAGCCGCCGACGTTGGTGATGCCGCCGATGGTCTGCCCGGCGATCATGTCCGCGTTGAGGATCAGGCGGGCCTGGGCCTCGAGCTGCGGCGGCACAACGAGCGTGTCGGGCATGACGCCCAGGCGCTCTCCGGACTCGCCGCGGAAGGACATCATGGCCGCGCGCACGTCGCGGTAGTTGTCGAAGGTGAGCGCCTTGGAGGTCCAGAGGTTGCGCTGGGTGACGCCGGAGAAGCCGCCTCCGGGGAACTTGCTCACAGGGTGCGAGGCGGAAAAGAAGTTCACGCCGTCGTAGCAGAGCGTCGAGGCGCCCGCCTGCAGCGCGTCGCGGACGAGCAGCGCGGGCTTGCGCTTGGCGTTGCGCGCGATCATCGGGACCATCGTCTGCATCCAGACGCCGTATTGGTCGTCGAGGACCTTGTTGCGGTCGAGCTTCAGGGTCAGCTCGTAGTCCTTGTTCTGCAGGGTGTAGTCGTAGGTCGCGAGGTCCTGCACCTGGCGGTTGCCGACCCACTCGCGGAGCTGCGGGATCTCGGCGACGAATGGGTAAATCTCGCTGCCGGTGCCGCTGGGGATGTCCGAGACGAACTGCATCAGCTCGTCGCTGGGGGCCTCGGAGTAGGCGTTGAGCCACGCGGTGTTGACCGCGGTGATCAGGATCGAGAGGTTCGGTGTCGTGATGATCATGGTGGTTCCTCTTCAGGCCGGAGCGATGGCCACGATCAGCGACCCGGCGGGCACGGCGACACCAGTGCCACCTTTGCTGATCTCGAAGGTGAGGACGTTGCCCGCAGCGACGGTGGCGTTGGTGAGGGCGCCCAGCGAGACGGGGACGAACGCTGTCCAGTTCGCGGTGGTGGTGAGCGACGCGACGGCCGCGGCAGCGCCGCCCGCGCCGTCGCGCTTGTCGACGGCCAGGACGGCGTTGTTGGTCGGGTCGCCGGTCAGGGACGCGCTCGGGACGAACCAGGCGCCTGTGATGGTGCCCGCGACCTGGACGCGCGCAAAGGCGGTCTCGGCCGTGGCGGTGTTCGCTGCGCCGTCGGCGGCGACCTTGAGGTACTGGGCCTGGCGGACGGCCTGGATCGGCAGGACGTTGGCCGTCCAGGGGCCACACAGGACCCAGGCCCCAGTGCTGTCGACGGAGACGATCACGCCGGCAACCGGGCGGGTGCTGGCGCTCGACGACGAGCTGACGGTCTGGTCATCGACCGCGTAGGCGAGCGCGCCCACGTTGGCTTGGGTGATGCTGCTGGAGTGGATGTCAAAGCGGAAGGCGCCGACGATGACGCTGGCGTTGATGTCGCCAGCGCTGCCGGCGCTGTTGTCCGCGTCGAACTCGGCCTTGCCGAGCACGACGAGCGAGCTGTCGGCCGAGGCGGGAACGAGGTAGCCGGCGCTGAGGGCGACGAGGGCGCCGGCGTAGATCTCGGTCGAGGCGGCGACCGGGATCGAGAGCTTCGTCGGGATCGGCCCGACGTCCATCTGAGGGCTGAGGCGCCCCGAAGTGAGTGCGGTCATGGTCTAGGACTCCTTGCCGTTCAGGCGTTCTGCGCCTTCTGGGCGGCGTACTTGTCGGGGTCGATGCCTGCGCGCTTGCACACCTCGAGCTCAGCAGCCGAGAGGGCGACGCCGTTCTTGGCCGTCGAAGCGGTGTGCGCGGTGGCGGCGACGTGCGCGGGCTTCTTCGAGAGGTAGGTGAGCATCTCCTCCTCGTCCTTCATGCCCCACTTCACGAGCGAGGCGACCTCGCTAGGGGCAATCCGGCAGCCAGGGCCTGGGGTTGCGGCGAGCTTGACGGCGGCCTCGATGCGAGCGCGACGCTGGTTTGCTTCCAGCTCGCCCACGCGGGCCGTGAGCGTGGCGACGACGCCCTGGCTCTCGCCGAGGGCCTTGAGCGCGCCGACGACCTTGGAGGCGTCGCGCTCGCCGGTGGCCTCGCGGGCCGCGGCGACGATGCGCGAGACGGTCTTCTTCTCCTCGTCGTCGTCGGAGGCCTTCTCTTCCTCCTCCTTCTCGGAGTCGGGGGCCTCGTCGGAGCCTTCGGCCAGCTTGCGGCAGCGCTCCGCGAGGGCCTTGAGGTCGATCTTTTCCTTGTCTTCGCCGTCGCCCATCTTTTCGATGTCGTCCGCCAGCTTGAGCAGTTCGGACGCATTGATGCGCTTCTCTTCCATGTTGTTCCTTTTCAGGGTTTTTGTGCGTCCGCTGCGTCGGCTTGCGACCAGCGGGGTAAGGTTGTGGGTGGCCGGCATCAGCGTCAGGGCGACGTTGAGGATCTCGGTGATGTGCCCGTCGTCATCGGCCAGGAAGGCGGGGCTGTGGTAGCGCTGCTCGCGGGCCTTGAGCATCCGAGCGGCGGCCTCGGTCCAGGTGACGCGCACGGCCCAGAGGCCGTCAGGGCGAGCCTCCAGACCGCCGATCCAGCCGGCGGCACGCTGGGGAGCGCCGGCGCTCTCCTCGAAGACGCCGTGCCCGTAGTCGATGGAGAGCTCGTTGCCGTAGGCCTGCTGCCGCTCGACACAGCGCGCGGCGTCCTCGGGGGTGAGGACGAACACGCCCTTGGTCGTCTCGATCTTGCCCAGGGGGAAGAGGCGAAACGCGGCTGGTGGCTCGGTCCCGAGGGACAGCCTGGTGGGGCGGCGAGGGTGGTGCATGGCTCAGGTCGGGGGGCTGCCGAAGCCTGGCTCGGCAGTCACGGCCGGGGGCTTGCGGGTGACCCCAAGGCGCTCGGCGTGCGAGGCGCGCAGGGGGTGGAAGGTCGCTCGGCAGTTGAAGTGGCGCGGCGGCAGGTTGCGCTCCCACCAGGGGTCATCCGCGGGCAGGACGACCCCGTTCGCTCGCTTGCAGCCGTTCGTTGTGCGGCCGTCGAGCACCGCGTCAAACTGCCAGTAGGGACGCGCGGCGAGGGTGTCCGGATCGGTCGCCTGCTCGTAGCGCCCGGCGTTGTAGGCGCTCTGGGTGACGGTGCGGAAGATGGTCTCCAGCCTGCTCGGCGGGTCGGTCTTGGTGCCGAGCCAGGCGGCGGTGAGGCTCTGCCCCACGGCGGCCTTGAAGTCGTCGAGGGTGGTGCCGTCCTCGAGCGCCCGCAGCAGGGCCTCGCCCACGTCGGCCACAAGCTGCGCGCTGGCCGCTCCGGCGATGGTGAGGGCCTGGCGCCTGGCCTGCGCGCCCAGGGCTGCCGCTGCGGCCTCGGAGAGTGGCAAGCGGCTCTCAAGCCAGTCGATGGCCTGCGCGGGCCGGGAAGGCGAAGGAGGCTGAGGCATCAGCCCATGACGAGGAAGTTGGTTGCGCTGCCCGACACCATCGCCTTGGCGACGACGTTGACGGTGGACCCGGCCGCGAAGGTGATGGTGACGCTGGTATCGTCGAGCCGGGTCACCACGAGCGTACCCGCCGAGGGCGAGTAGATGGACCGGCAGTAGCCGTTGATCTCGGTCGACGCGGTGAAGTCGACGGCGCTGGCCGAGGCGTAGGTCTTGAACGTCTCGCTCGACCAGAGCGCGTTGGGGGAGGTTCCGTTGGCCATTATTCCTCGGGCAGAGAGTGGACGGCGTAGCGCCCGGCCAGGTGGGCGAGCTGCAAGAGGCGCTCGGTGACGGCGGTCATTTCGTCGACGTCCAGGCCGTCGCCGAGGTCGCGGAGCGCGGCGCGGATCTCGTCGTAGGAGCCGGCGTTCTCGATGGCCGAGAGCACGCGCTTGAGCGCGGGGCTGATCGCCTTGGCGGTCTGGTCACGGGCGAGGCTGGCCGCGTCGTCGCAGAAGTCCTGCGCGGCCTGGGCCTGACGTGGCGGCTGGACGGCAGCCGAGAGTGCGTGCGCGGAGAGTGCCGCGCCTCGAGGTGGAGGAGGCGGAAGCGGCGGGGCCTCTCCCTCGTCGAGCAGCGGCAGGCCGTAGC